CTACGCTGCCGGCGCTAAACTGTCGTCGTCTAAATAGACTCTATCATCGTCTAACTCTGCGGTTACGCTTACTTGGTCTGTGGATGATGGTTTTATATCGCGAATTAATACGCCGTTGCACCAACGTTCGTTGATACCAAACATGTACAAAGGTGGTTCTATTGAGCCGTCAAATACTGGCGTGAAGTCTAGGTCGTCATCAATTATCACTTCGTTATTAGCACTTCCTTTTGTGGCGTTGTATGGGCCGGATAATTTACCGTCTGGCTTTCTGAGCGCTAATATATGCGCCTCGCCTGTTTGCCAGTCCAAGCCATCGTCATCAACAAATATTGAGCGGCCATTAACTAACAAAACCCTACCTGTTTGTTCAAAGCCTGGTATATCGTCGGCAAGTGCACAGTAGTCTAAATAGCGTGAATTGAGAGCATCCATTTCTGTTTTAAAGTCAAAACGTGTACGGCGATAGCGACGAGTACGGCGCTTACGCATACCATATTGATAAGCTTTGTCTCGATTTGTAATGCCAAATGCTCTTACTTTTTCTGGATTAATCCCCAAATCACCTGGTAATAAACACAGGATAGTTTCTGACTTCCATGTAATTGGGCTGAAGTATTCCACTTCGATACCATCAGGTTCGTCGTCATCTATCAGTTTTATAGAGCGCTTTAACATGCCTATGTAATTATCAGGCTGATACATGTGTTTATAGATAGTTCGCTTTTGGTCGCGCACTGGGGTGATTTGGCCATAATCAATGGTTGGCTCTGCAAAGCCAACAGCAAGCACTCGCTTTAATACTTCGAACATGGTGCTTTCGCTATCGAATACTGCATTAAATTCATCACCACGGTTGTGCCACACTGGGTGTAATGCTTCAAGTGCTGATAAACCAATTTTACTATCTGTATGCCCTGCACTTTTTACTACATGTGCAAAAAATGGAGCTATATCTGTGGTGGGCCTTGGCTCACTCCATACGCCATTTTCAAAAACAGGTAAAACACGCGTGGCAATAAGATTAAACTTGTTTTCAGCCGAGCCTGCTAATGCATTCGTACCTCGTATTCTTACTGCGAGGGTTGTCATGCCATCATACTTTGTTGCACTTTCAAGCTCGGCTTTTAATGCTGTCCAATAAACATCATCATATATACGGGTATCATCATTTGCGGCTGTGCTGCGTTTTACTCTTACTTCAGGGCGTATTTTTTCAGGCAGGCTTATTGGTATGGTTTTGCCTAGTTGGTTGTTCGTTTTATCTGAAAAAGAAATAGCTGGAGCTTGTGTCCACTCAAGTGCGCCTTCGGCTCGATACTCAACAACCAAACTCACTGAACGTGTTAAAAAGTCACCTTCATCATCAAGTTCGCCCAAACCTTGTGGCATAGAAAAATCAAGCCATAACTGATCTGTTACTTCACCTTCTGGTACCGCAAAGAATGGGCCGTTAAACTCACCGTCACCACCACCATCTTCGGTGAATACTTTTGCGTTAGTATCATATTGGCTGACGAAACCTGTCCACGCTGCATCGGGTTTGTATTGTCCATCTAACTTTTGAACTTTATTACCTTGCACATTTGAGTCTATTATTTCGTAATAGCCTACGTTCTGCTCATCAACTCCCTCTACTTTTATTATTTCACCAAGCGCAAAGGGCAAAGGTGCTTTATATTTAAAGCGACCCAATTCGGGCTCATACTCTTCTAGAAATGCGATTATTTCTTTGCCCGCAAAAGTATACGTATAGCCACTACTCCACACGCCGCCCGTACTTTTAACCTTTCCTTTCAGCTCTATACCTGTGCTGCCTGACGTTGAACCTACCTCACTTGAAGTAAAAACATTCCGATGGCCTTCATGACCACTTACATCTTCACCGGGGCCGAATATTTCATAAAACACATCACCTGTGTAACTTTTAACTGGTGTATTGGCGATAAACACCTCATCATCCAGTATTTCATATTGACCACTACCTACGCTTAACATTAAATAAAGCCATTGTTCGTTATCAATATACTCACGGCGCGGCATGGTTAAGTAATCGGGGTAAATTAAATGGCGACCAGCTGCTTCTGGAATAATACCCATCAAACGAGGTTTGTTACCTTGAGTGTTTACATCATAAATGCTACTGCCATCTGGCGTGGTTGAATTGTAGTTATCGGGTATTTGGTTAGCGGTGTAAATAGCGACACCCACAGCCACAATCGCAATAATGGCATAGGCGATTACCTCAGCTCCTTTAGCTTCAACAATTAGTTTTACATCATCACTAGCTTGTAAGCGATATTTTTTCCACTGTGATGGCTGTAAAATAGAGTTATTAATAATGGCACTGAATAATGGTGTTTCTGACTCGAAATAATCAGGCACTTCTTTTGTTAGCCATTCATGTAACGTTACACCCTGATAAGTTGTGCACGCTTCAAACAAATTTTCGTCTAATTTATTCGGATACACCTTAATTTTAACCGGCATATTCATAAAACTTCACCTCAAAAAATAATCGTTCAAAAGCTGCTATTCGTGCGAATGATGCACCATGTTTTTTTGTTGAGTGAAATATTGCTATTTGACCATCAATATCAACACACACGCCCATATGCACTAAATTGCCATCTACAAAACCACATGCCACAGCCCCTTCTTTAGGTTTGCACTGAGTGAACTGATCAACCAAAACAGAGTACGCGCCTGTAAACTCTGATGTATGCTCTGAACGAACATGCCCAAACGATGTAAATAGTGGTAATTTATAAACGTGGTGTAGTACAAATCGTGTTATTCCCCAGCAGTCGAGGCCAGACATATCTCTGCCGCCCTCAACATAAGGCACAGTAAAGTAATCATTTATATGGTTCATAATTAACTGAAGTATTTAAGCCCTGGGGCAATAGATGGAGTGTAACGGTTTTTAGGCCAGGCTTTATTTACTAAATCATTAAATGACGCCACTACATTTAAACTTAGCGCAGTAGCCTGAACATCAACCGCTTTCATTTCAACTGCAGGCTCTGCAGGTTCAGTTAAATTGCTCGCTGTATATACACGATAAATAACTTTAATTGGAATACCCGCATCAATCGCTTGTTTTACTTTGGTTAGTGCTTCACCAGTGACATTATCAATTTGAAATTGTAAGTCTTGCCGCCCTTTTACCCCACGGGCTGGGAGTGAAACCCCCATCCCGCTGGCTAAAAAGTTGACCATTTCGCCCCCTTCAATGCCTGCCGTTCTATCATCAAACCCGTCGCAAATTCTAAGTTCCCATAAAGAATCAGCTTGTAGCTCTAATGTGTGGATTGGTAGGTCATTGACAGGGGCGCTGGCGTATATGCGTTGGAGTACTTGGGACATTATTGAACCTTGTAATATGATTCTACAGCATCATCACAACTCAATACGTGACATAAGCCATTATCAGAAAGTTCTTTCAAGTAAGTTAAAACATCTCTTAAATCTTGCTCGGTAACATAAGGTGTTCCATCTTCGTTAATATAAGTGCTAGGTATTTTGTGGCCATAAACCACTAACAGCTCATTGTTTACAACTGCAGTATCTATTCGAGATTTAACAGCATCTAAATTATGACCAGATAGGCCACCCTCAAGGCCATACCTACCCATTTTAATTGGCTCAACACTCTCATCGAATTTACCTGCATTTTTATTAGTAAAGCCGTAACCAAAGTTTTTCTCCATCAACGGTAAAAAGCTATCGTGCAGTAAGCTGGATGGCGTAACCCAACCACTAACCTTCATTCCATAGCTTTCTATCGTATTTTTACTGTTGAGCATTTCAGCATCTACATCTTCATATGAGATACTTGTATTTGACATCACAGGATGAGTAACCGAGTGAGCCAAAATAGTACAACCATTTAAGTAGTATTTTCGGTATTCATCAGCATTAGCTGCATTTAACTTGCTTGATAAGATTGCGTAACTTGGTAAAAAACCGAACTCCTGAAAAACATCATAAACAAGTGAGTCCGAGGCATTTAAATCATCAAATATAAATGCAAAAGTGGTTTTTCTCTTTGAATTAAAATAGCGTTTGTTAGCATTAAACATCTGAATTTCTTGTTCAATTGTTTTCTTAAAACACGATTTAGCAACAATTAAATCAGGGTCAGCAGCATTGAGAGTTGTACTGTCATTTACATCAAGCTTTGAAAAGTCAATTTCAGCAATTATTTTTTTACCTTGATAACTCGCTATCCATGTGTAAATTTCACCATCAACAATACCCAGTTCATCTTTAGAACCTGACACATCAAACGTTTTTACCCACTGCCCATCAACCAAGGTGTCAAATATCAAACGGTATTTATGCTGTTCGCCATACGAGTCAACCCAAAAGAAAGAAAGCTTTGTCGGTAAGTTCTCAAAACCATAAAGCTCCAAGCTTTTAAATGCTTGGTATTTAAGCTTGCGCTTATATCCTGGTGAGTATTCCTGATTTAGATTGGATATATCAGGCGTGTATTTACTCCAAATGGTGCTGAAGAATTCGTCGTTAAAACTCATTGAGGCAGTTTCAAGCGTGCTAGCAGATAAGTCTAGCCCTGTTTGCTGTACATTCTCTTTTGCTTTGTTAAGAACTTCATTATCTATGAAACAAGTCGGTGATATAATTAATGGTGTTGCTTCTAGCGTAGTTGAGTTATTTAATATCCCTGAAATATTAGGGGGCAACAGCGATAAATCAATAACAGCTTTAATTCTTCTGCTAGAGCTAACATCTTTACCTGTATACGTCACCGTATCCATGTTGTCCCAACCCAAAGCCTCCATATCTAATGTGCCTGAGTCGAAAACATAAATCCATTGTGTGCCTGTCCATCGTTCAAAAGTGACTCTAAAGTAATGATTACCCTGAGCTTGATAAGTATCATTCCAAATCAAGCGCAACCTCATTATCCATGAGGTTTCAAAACCTTCATATAGAGTTAGGCTTTTTAATGCTTTATATACATGGCCCTTTGTGTAGTCACCTGAATAAACAGCACTTAGCGATGAGGTGTCACTAGACCCATTTCTAATAAAACACGGATAATTTTTATAATCTGTGAATTGCAAATTTTCTACTTCGGTCAATAAACTAAGTAAATCATAAGAGGATTTAGACCAGCTTCCAGCACTAAATCCATACAAACCATTATTGCTTTTAATCGGGTCGTTCCAAACTTCTGCTAATTGATTATCACTAACAGCAATGTCAGCATCAAGAGCTGCTTTGTTAGGGTAAGAACGTCGGCCATTCATAATTGCTAATATAGATGCAAAACGATCTTGAATAGCTTTAGATATACTGTCTTTTTCAACACCATTTACTTGAACGGTGTCATTACCATCACCTGCTAAAATTGTATTCAACTGCGCTAACAGTGTTTCAAGCTCTGTTACTAAACTAAAAAATGATGCCATTCTAAATCTCCTGGTAAGTATCTAAAGCGTCTGACACGCCGTTAACAAATTGTTCGATTGTGTTTGGTGCAAGTAAGCCGTTAACTGTGGCTTCCTCACTCACCACTTGTCGTTGTTTTATCTCAATATTTGCGCTGTAGTTCCAAAACCCGCCGTTGTAGGTACATGACTCTAATGGGCTGTTAATAAAGCGCACTTCATGTTCTATCAATCCTTGCGGGGTGCGTACTGGCATTAAAAACCAATTCACCGCATCGTTAACGCCGTGGGTTACAAAGCCTTCGAGTATTTGTGCTTGGTATTTATTAAGCTTCCAAGTTGCGCCCATGGTGGTGGGTACCGACTGAAAACGCTTTCGCTGGCGAGCGCGGCCGCTTGCCATGTCTGTGCGTAATAAATTAGAGTTTTGTGATAACCGGTGGCTTGAAACGAGTGGCAGTTTTAAATCTTTTGGGTATTTTACTAGCACGTTTATACCCCCTGCCGTTGTAAGCTATAGGTGTTTTCAAGTGCGGTAGATGCCTCGCCACCATGGCGGATATTACTCACAAATATGTTAATAACATCTTCACCATTGAGCTGGTTTCGACTTTGCGAGCCTGCACGGTTGGCATCTTCAATCACATTTACAGTGACACTAGAGCCCAGGCTTTGACCTTTTGTGTGATCAACAACGGTTTCTTGTGGGTGAAGCATGGCCAATTGACCGCCTTTACCATCAAGTCCACCTGAGCGTGGACCATCCCAGGTATAACCACCACCATCGAATGAGGCTAAGGTTCCTGCCGCTGCCGCCGTTGCAGCTGCGGCTAAAGGTTGCGTTACTGCTTCAGCAGCCAGTGCTGCGCCTGGCGCTAAGGCTGGGCCAATAATAGGTATGGCTGCTGTAGAAGCAAATGCATTAATAGCAGCAAGATGGGCACCCGCTTGTGCTTGCCCTGTTACTTGAGTTAAGTAACTAACGCCAGAGGCCTTGCCTAACGTTGCTTCTAAGGCCCATAACACTAAACGTTGTGTGCCAATCTCAACAAGCGATTGAATAACGGCCTTTGAAAAGCTAGATGCTATGTTTTTCACTAAATTACCAAAGCCCTGCCAATCGGTAATAGCCTGAGTAATGTTGCTCGACATGGTTTGACTAAAATTAGTGAGTGTATCGGCCCATAGTTGATCGGTGTTTTCTGCGGTGGTTCTAATGGACTCCATGTAATTAGTCCAAAAGCCGTTATTCTGCTCTGTTAATTGCTCTTGGTGTAAGCGCTCTGCTTCTTTTCTGGCTTCTAGCTGCTCTTGTTTAATAAGGCTTATGTTTTGCTCATGCTGGGCTAAGGCTTGCTCTTTAGCAGTGTTGTATTCTGCTTCTATTTCAGCGGTGATTAGGTTTTTATCACGCAGTAACTGAAATTCGCGCTCCATTTCTTGCTGTTTACGTTCAAAACGGCGGTTCTCAAGCTCGACTTCTTTGCCGTCTTGCTCTAATTGCGCATCAAATATTTGTTGATACTGATTACGGGCCGCATCTATTAACTTTTGTGATTTTTCGTCAACGACTTCAGGGTCATCTTTTAGCAGTAAATCACTTAGCCCTGGCTTTTTAGCGTTATCTACTTGTTTTTCAGCCGCGGCTTGGAATTTTTTTTGTGCATCGCTAATCCATGTTTTTATTTTCTCTGAGTGCATTGGCTCCATGGCTGAGTTGTGAAAGTCGTCTTGTGCTTGCGCTAAATTTTTTAAAGCTTGTGAGCCAATGCTATCGAGTGTTTTAAAACCCTCTGCTTTTCCCAGCTGATTTAATTGAGCTAATGCCGACTTTGCATAATCGCCAATACCAGGTATATGTTGTGATAGCTCTAGCACTTTACGGATTGGGTATAAAAGACCGTTGGTAACACTATTAGCAAATGGTACAATTCCTTTATTTACTACAAATGCTAGCCCCTCCCAAAGTGCCCAAGAAAAGCCCATAGCAACAACTTTAGCGCCTTTAAAGAGCACATTTATACCTTGTATGCCATCCGCAAGAACGCCAATAACGCTCGCTACCTTGACCACTGCTTCTTGTGCAAATTTTCCAAATCCGCCAGATTCTTTCGCTGCATCAACAAACATGTCTGAAAGTGCACCAATAATAGGCGCTGTTTCTATTGCCAGTGTTTGGCCAAAACTGTGCGTGGTTTTTTGTGCTTTATCAAACGCATCGTTTGCCATCTCAACTTTAGCGGCATCGATACGATCGAACGTCATACCGAGAGCGTCGGCTTCTTGCATCATGGCGGTTATGCCATCAGCGCCGGCGTCCATCACGTTGATCATCTTAGCGCCCGATTTACCCATTAAGCTTTGTGCTAGGTAAACTTTTTGGCTTTGGTCTTCAACGCCCTTGAGTTTGTCGGCAATGACTTTAAATTGCTCTTCAGGTGCAAGGCCTTGCAACTCTTGAACAGATAAACCTAAACCATCAAGCGCATACGTAGCTTCACCGGTGCCTGTTTGCCCTACTTGGCCTAGGTTTTTTTGCATGGTTTGCAGTGATTTATTTAGCTCTTCGTTAGAAGCACCATATAAATTAGCGGCATGCTGCAAACCACCTAAAGC